GATCTGTGTGTTCAGGCTGCTGAGGAGATCCGAATAAGAAGCTGTCGCATCGGTGCACCCCTCCAGGTCTTTACAGCTTTTGGCCGCGCTAATGCGGGCCATGAGGTCGTCATGGTAGCTCATATAACCTTCACGTTATTTGGATAATCACGCCCTCGACGACGGTGACCACCTGACCATCGGAGGACGTGAAGCTGCCGGTGGCCCCGTTCTTAACCAGCAGGGAATTCTCGACCACCACGTCCCCGGTCTCCGCGGTGAGATAGATGGATCCGTCGGTCCGCATCTCAATCGAGGAGCCGCCCGCTTCCAGCGACAGGTTCCCTTGGTCGAACAGGTTGACTCTCACGCTGCCATCGTCGTTGCGGAACTGGACCGCTTCGGTCGAGTAATCGGGCAGCGCCCGCGGCGTCGAGCGCAGGCCGAAGATCGCGATCGCGTCGGAGAGGCTGTGGCGGCGCTGGGAGATCTGGTTCTGCGCCTTCACGCCTCCTGTTTCGTCTAGCTCCGCGCCGAGTTGGAACCAGGAGTCGAGAGCCGTGTCCATGAAGACCAGCAGGCATTCGTCGCCCGGTTTGATGGGAAAGGTCATGCTCCAGCCGCCCGCGCCCATCACTACGATGGGCACGTCCTCTAAGAGGGGCAATTTGACCGCTTCGGTGGTTGGGTTCAAAAAGCGTGGGTCCTTGCTTGTCAGGACCCTCTCGGTGATCGCGATGACTACGCTGACGGTGACCGTCTCCGGATCGAAGGCGGTAACTACGGCGGGAGCGGCCACTCTCAAGCCCTGGAAGATGCTCTCGCGCAGCAGCCGCATCCGCTCCACGGAAGGCATCAGATGCTCTTCCATGGTCAGGCCGAAGTTCGTATCGGGCGCAGGCGTGGTCTTGGCGGTTTCTTTGAGAAGCACTATTTTATGTCCTTCCTCGCGCCTTCTTTGACGTATGCGGTCATCGCGTCCTGATACTTGGGAAACCAGTCCCAGAGCAGGGCAGTGATCTCGGTGAACCAGTCATCGCCATGTCCGCGGGAATCACCATAATGCCGCAAACCGGAGACAATATACATGCCGTTCCGCGAAGGCCTGGCCGGGCGTTGCTGCATAAACGTGTATTCGTACGGGTTGATGATGGTGCCGGGGGCCAGTTGGATCACCATCCCGATCCTCACGTCTGGGTCCATCAGCACGCGGAAAGTCACGCCGTTGAAGGTCTGCTGCGGCACTCCGATCAGGGTCGGTTTGATCAGGCCCTGGCTGCCGAGTCCGCCCTTGCCGGCCCAGGTGTAAGTTGGGAAACCGGGCGGTCCGTAGTTGATATCCACGGTCGTCGGCTCCTCCTTCCCCGTAAAGGAACGCACATGGATATTAGGTGGATCGCCAGAGGCGGTAGGATTGCCGACCCAGGCGAACAGGGTGCTCTGCCGCATTAATTCCCGAACCATCTGGAACGGCCTGTCGTGCACCGCCTGCGCCCGGGGGAAGGTAATGTCTCTTAGCTTCTTCTCGGCATCCGGAGCGACGTCTAATTTGGCTCCGGATTCTTTCGCGATGGTATCGAGGGTATCGTAGTAGGTCGCCCCTTTGGAGATCGGCAGGCTCAGGAAGTTCAGCGAGTCCTCCATGAAGCCGAACGCCAGCCGCAATTTGAGCGTGTAATCGACCACGTTGACCCGCGTCCAGATCGGCTGAAACACTCTTCCGGCGTAAAGGAAGTTCAGCTGCGGGTCGAACGGATCGGCGCTGTTGCCGGAAGGCCCGATGTGGACTCCCTGCTCGTATCCGGCGCTGATCGAAACGGTATCGCCGTACAATAGCGGCGAGTCGGCCGAGAGGTTCTCCGCCGCGCCGGTGCCCACCGACCGCGTCGTGCGCGCGAGGTTAAAAATCGTCAGTTCCGCCGTCCAGTAGGCTACGCTCATGGCCGTGTCGATGGCAAACACCACGTGCAACGGCGTCTCATCCGCCGCAACCCGGGACGATACCACATAGTGTGGGATCGCGTCTTCCAGCCTGGGCGCGCTGTTGGCGATAATGAGCGATCCGGTGGGATCGCTGGCCCGCTGGCCGTCGATGGCGATATGCCACGCGCGCCCGAAGACTCCAGCTGGCGGAGGAAATCGTTGCGAACTCATCCGCCGCCCCCGCACGCGTTGTAATACAGCCTCAGGTTTAGCGGCACGCTGCCTCCGTTGATCGGCAGCGTCACAAAGATCCTGTGGTTCGGCTGGTTGGTCACCGGAACCAGGAAGGGCGTCGACTGGCCGAAGCTGTCGTTAGAATCCCACAACAGGCAGAACCCGGTTCCCAGGTCCGACGGGTCGGGCCTGTCGGTCACTCCGCCATTCTGGTTGACCACCATGGCGGATCCGATCCCCAGGTAGTCCACGGAGGCCAGAATATTGCCTCCAGGCCATGCCCCCGGCAGCAGCGGGATCGAGCTTACGATCGGATCGTTGAAGCGGTCGGCAATGTCCATCACCCAGAACGATTCCATCGGGACAGGAACGATCAGGATGACGTTGATGAAGCAGACGACCGACAGGCAGCTTGGCGGCGAACCGAAGTCGCACACCGTTACAGGGAAGAAGAAGGACCCCAGCTGTCGAGGCACTCCGGAGATCGTTCCGTGCTGGTCCATCGTCAGCCCCGGTGGCAGGCCCGTGGCGGACACGACATACTCCCCGGGTTCCAGCCCGTTGACCTTGATCTTGTGCACGTACTGGGCTCCCAGCGAAGCGCCAGGAGGGTTGTCGCAGTCGATGGCGAATACCGTGATCGAACATTCGAGGTCTATGCAGTTCGGCGGGGAGGCATTGTCGCAGCCCCGGACCGTGAAGACGTACTTACCGGGTTCGGTAGGAACTCCGGTGACTTTGCCGGTGTTGTCGATGGTCAGCCCGGGCGGCAGGCCCCCGGTACCGCCTCCTCCGCCGGCTCCCCCGGCAGGCTGGATCAGAGACTGAAACGACCCGGAAGCGGTTGCGAAGTCGATGTCAGTGACGGTGACGGTAAAGTTGAAGGTCCCGGCGGTGGAAGGCACTCCGTCGAGAACCCCGTCCGGCATCAGGGCCAGTCCTGGAGGCAGGCTGCCTCCCGTCACGCTGAAAGAATACGGCGGCGCGCCTCCGGTAGCGCCGAACGTCGCGCGAAAGACCACGCCCACACGTCCGGCAAGCGATGTCGGCGGTGCCATGGCCAGGGTCGGCGGCGGCGCTGTCGACGCTGCCTCGATGATCGCTGTAACTGCGCGCGAATCCGAGGCTGAAACCGCATCCGTGACCGTTACCGTGAACGAGAAGGTTCCCGCTAAGGTAGGCACTCCGCTCAGGAGGCCGTTGACGAACGTCAGGCCGTCAGGTGCGGTTCCGGCGGTGATCGCGAACGAGTACGGCTGGGTGCCGGAGTCCGCGGTGAACTGGGCGCTGTAAGAGACTCCGACGCGGCCGCCCAGTGCCGGGGTAAGCAATACCAGCGCTACCGACGACGCGGGTGCGATGACGGACGTCACGGCTACGGAGTCGCTGCCGCTGCCGGAGTCCGTCACCCTGACGGTGAAATGGTAGACGGTCGGCTGGAACAGGATGAAAGCGCCAGGAACTCCGCTCAACAGACCGCTTGCGTCGAGAGTCAGGCCCAAGGGCAGGGTTCCCGCCGTAACGCTGAAGGCATACGGCCCGACCCCGCCGGTGGCGGTGAACTGGCGGCTGAAGGAAACTCCTACCGTCCCATCGCAGGAAGGCGCGGAGATGACCACCGGCGGCGGCGGCGGCGACACGATGGTGGCAGTCACCTCCGCCGTCGCGCTGTTGCCGGGGATCCCGTCCGTGACGGTTACGAAGAAGGGGTAGGTTCCCGCCGTGGTAGGCGTGCCGCTGTAGACGCCGTTCGAGGCCAGAGTCAGGCCCGGAGGCAGCGGCCCAGTGTCGACGCCGACATGGATGAAGGTATACGGCGGATCGCCTCCGCTGGCGGTGAAGGCGCGCGCCAGAGGCACCCCAACCGTCCCGTCGACGGAAGGTGCGGCGATGGCCAGGCCCGCAGGCGCGCCGGCCATGTTATTCGTCTGCGACGCCAGACCGGGTACCGTATAGAACGTGAACCACAGCCGCCGGTCGCCGGGCAGATCGAAGCGATGCCAGATCTCGTTAGGCGACGTCTGCCGGGAGTCCGGGAAGTCGTACGTCTGCACCTCGAGCGTGAGCGGGTTGATGCGCGCGAGCAGGCCGGGACTGCCTTGCAAGCTGGTCCAGACCCAGGTGTTGTCGTAATAGACGCAATAGTTGGCCCTGGTTCCGGTGTGCGGGATAGGGATCAGGGTGCAGTCGTTGAGATCGAATTTTGAGACCCGCGTGACGTAGCCGGATAGCTCCGAACCGAGATAGATGTAATCCGGCCCGATCGCCAGGTCGTCGGTGAACAGCAGGTGGCCCTCCAGGCCGGCACCATACTGCTCCACCGTCCAGGTAACGGGGTCCACCTTGGCGATGGTGTTGCCGAAGGTCTGCGTGCTGGTTACGAAGATCCGGTTCGTCTGGAAGTCGTAGCGGCAGCAGTGGGGCCCCTGGCCCATGTCCATCGGGATGACGCCGTTATAGAGCCAGTCGGAAAGCTGGAACCTGAGCAGTACGTCGCTCAGACGGCAGGCGATGTATATGTGGTTCTCGTCGAAACACATCGACCCCTGTTCCGGGTTATAGCCTCCCAGATCATGGATGACGTCGGTCCAGGCCAGCGTGGTCGGATCGACTTCGACGACCGTGATGGCCTTGGCCGAGTCGTCAAACGGATGGCCGAACAGGCAATAGATCTTACCCTTGGCTGGGATATAGACGATGTCCATCAGCCATTGGTGGGTGCCGTCGTTCGGAAACGTGATCGTCTGGTAAGCCCCGGGGTTATCCGGGTCCATCCGGATGAGCTTGCCTGGAATGGTTTCGGTCCCGATCCAGAGATAGCCCACAGCCCAGATCAGCGAATGCGGCAGATCCTGGCCGGGAACGAACGGCTGTATCCAGTCGTTGATGATGGTCGGCATGTTAGTTACTCAGGGCCCTCACGACTTCCACAGTGTACGGCCCCTCGCCGCCACGGATGTCGAACTGGTGGGTGTAATCCACGCCCATGGCAGCAAGCGGCGGATTATTGCAGTCGGCCTGCAGCGGACCGTGAATCGTGATCTCGCACGTCACCTGGTCGGAAATCAGCCTGATAGTGATCGAGCAGTCCACTTCCGTGGCCCGGCCCAAGGCGCCCAGCTCGGTTACTTTCACCCGGAACGGGTAAGTCCCGGCCGTGGTCGGAACGCCCGTGATCATGACCACCGAGTCGATTTCCAGACCAGGCGGCAGGCTGCCCATATAGACCTGGACAAAGAACGGCCCGGAGCCGCCCAGCAAGAGCATCTGATGCACGTAATCCACGCCTACCGCGCCGTTGGGCGGATCGGCGCAAGCGAGAAAGATGGGTACAGCGCCGACACTGATCGCACAATCCACCGAGGCGGTATCGCCTAAGGAGTCGGTAACGTGGATCGTGAAGTGGTCGGTCCCGGCAAACATCGGCGTGCCGGTAATCAGCGCCGTATTGCTGATCGCAAGGCCGGCAGGGAGGGAGCCGGCTGTCACGGTTACCGTGTAGGGTCCCGTCCCTCCGGAGAGCGTCATCTGGTGGGAGTAAGCGATGCCCCGCGTGCCTACGGGAGGAGAGGCGCAGTCGATCGCGGGAGGGTGTGGTAGCGTGATGGCGTTAAATAAAGCCAACTCGTGGCGCAGATTGTTCTCGCTGAAACAGCCGAGAATCGCCAGCCCCACCGATTCTCCGAGCCAGGTATTGACGACAGCCGCTGTCCAGAAATCCCCAACCGTTGGGGCCATTATGTTCACATCCGGCGTGGACCAGGAAGACAGGGCTGCCAGGCTTGCGAACGAGTGGCAGATCCTCCCTAGCCCGCCAGAGAGACTCCAAGTGGGCGTCGATCCGGAAACTGCCCAAAACACGTGCAACGAACTGGTGGCCGCCGTGAACGCAATCGCCGTACTCAGCGCAGACCCCATGGAAGGATCGATGACGACCGGAACATCGCCGTCCGGATGGACCACCGCGGTGCTCCAGGTTGGAGTAAGGCTGGCATCGCCGTAGTAGAGAACGATATCCCCATTGGACGAAGCTGAATTGTTCACCCCGATGAAGCCGATTTTGTCCCCGGACAGGTTGAAGTTAACGACGTTGCTAACCTCTTCCGGTGGGTCGAGGTGGACAAAGAACCCGTCAGTTTCAATCGTCTGGAAGGTGCCGAATGCGCCGGCGGAGTCCATCCCGATGTGGTAATATTTGCGGCCGGAAGTCGAGCCAAGGATGAGATGCAGGTTACCGCTCGGATCGAGGGCCGCGCCGCCTTGGCTGAACGCTAGGCTGCCAGTTTGCCCACCGACTACGGTTGCCCCAGAAAACGACGAGCCATCAAAACTCGCTACCCAAAGTCTGGCAAACTGCGATCCGGCGATGGCTTCCGGCGTACCCTGATAAACGAACCAAAACGAACCGGCTGCACGTCGAACCAGGCTCAACCCGACGCACTTGTTGATTTGATAGGCAGATGGCGTAGGCCCATGCCAGAACTTATAGACCTGAGGAGCACCAGAGAGGGCGATCGTGGAGAAGGTATCGCTGGTTAGATTGAACGTCCATCCCGCCAAGGCCGCGCAAAGGTCACTCGTCCCACCGTTATGAGTGTCCGTGGAAAGGACATATACCGTGTCGCCGTCCTGACAGACGGTTACCGATGGAACAGGTCCGATCATGACGCTGCCGACATCGTTCCAGGTAGCGCCATTGTCCGTACTTTTGATGACGTGAAGCTGTAAATCGCCAACGCCGCTCTCTGCGCCTTCGGCGGCGAAAACATATTGATTCCCGCCGTGCTCTAGCCCGGTAATTCCGTGCGGCGAGTATCTGAAGTCGTACCCGTCGGGAGTGGTTCCAACTGTACTTACGCTCATACTGTTGTCTTCACTGTAAAAGAGAATGTTCCGGGCAGCGTCGGAACGCCGGTTATCAGCCCTGAGGAACTGATCGACAGGCCGGGCGGCAGGGCCCCTCCGGTGAGCGTCACCGTACCGGCGGACACCAGCATGTGATGCGAGTAAGGCTCGCCCACGTCCCCATCAGGAGGGCTGTCGCACTCGATGACTGGACCCGTCCCGGTGATGGTGATCGCGCAAGCGACCGAGGCGGTCTCGGGCGGCGATCCGGGCGTGGTAATCTCGGCGGTGAAATCGAAGTCGCCAGCTAAAGCGGGCGTGCCGGTGATCTCCCCGGAAGAGCTCATCGTCAGCCCGTCCGGAAGCGCTCCGCCTGTTATGGCCACCGTGAACGTACCGCCGTGGGTGGTGGGCAGGGTGTGATCGTAAGGAGTGCCGACCGCGCCATCCGGAGGATCGCCGCATTCTATCGTAGGCGGCGATGGAGCCGAGACGAAGCTGAATTGGGTAACAAGGAAAGGCGGAAAGTTGCTGAGCTGTTGAGCGTGCCCCACTACACCAAACCCGCCCGCCATGGGGAACGCCAGCCCCTGCACATTAACATAGGCTGAAAGGCCGCTAATCGTCGTGATAGGAGCCGGCGTCGGGATCACGGAGACCGGCGTTGTCCAGACGGGAGTTCCGGTGGCCGGACTCGTCGTGGAGTAGACATCTGACACTGCGTCATAGGAGAAGGATCCGGTGAACGACACCCATGTGACGATGAGAGTATTGCTGTTCGCCGCCAAAGAGAACATCTCGGCATGCGAGGCAAAGTGTGGAATGTCAAGCGGAACAACGGCTTGATCTGTACTGATATCCGACTGCGTAAAGGTAGGATTCAGTGTTTCGGTGGCGCTGAAGAACCGCACAAAGATCGGGTAGGGAGCTACGCCGAACACGCTGCTTACGAACGCCACCTTCCGGGTTGCGCCGTCCAGGTAGATAATCGGCTGCGAGACTCCGTCCGGCCCGGTGTTCTGACCGGCATTCATATCGCCTGGAGAGACGCTGGAATCGATCACCAGGGAAGTCGTCCCATAGCTGTTGCCGGAATCCATCGCCACATGGTGCAGGCTGGACTGTGATCCGCCGCTTACCATCAGAAAGTGCGTGTTGCCCGATGCCGGATCGTATACGGAACCGCATGGCTGGTACCACCTGCCGCCCACCTGCCCTGGAATGGGCATCGCGCTGCCGAAGGTTGAACCGTTATACGTCACTACCGTAGCGGTTCCCCGCTGCGCCGGGAGTGTCCCGCTCATCGCGCCAGGGACATAGACCAGATAGTCTCCGGGGCCGCGCACGATCAAGTGAATCGTGCAGCGGTTGGAGTGGTCGCCCACGCCCGTGCCGCCGGAATCAGTCGTATCCATCATGTCGATGAATGGCGCGGCTGTCGTGCTGACGCTTCCCCACGAACCGCCGACCAGATCAAAGACCACCTTGGAAATAGTGAAGCCACTCCAGAAGAAATGGGTAACATCCTTGGTCGCATTGACCCACAACAGAATCACACTAGCGCCGTCGCGGGCAACGGTGAAGGCAATATCCCACCCGGCGTTGAGAGTGCCCCCAAGGGTAAACGGCCACTGCGGGCCGACAATTTCCGTCCACGTTGCCCCGCCATCGGCCGATTTTAGGCACCTGAACTGGTTGTCAATCGTTAAGACATCGCTGTCGCCCCGCCAGGTGAACAGGTATAAGTTGCCTAGATACTCAAACCCGTATGCGTTCTGCGAGACGGAGTCGCCGAACAATGTCCCGGGCGGAATCACGATCGCCATGTTATTTCCCTGCCTTGGCTGGCACGAACGTCACCGTCCGGTTCATCGCCGCCTGCCTCTTGGCGCACTTACAGTTGCCGGGTTTCTGATGGACGCCGACGCTAGACAGCGCGGCCTTTACCAGATTGCCGGAACCTATCGGTTTCCTGATGATGGGGATTGGGATTTCCATAATGTTAGAAGATGGGCAGGCTGCCGAAATGTCCGGCCCCTGGAACGGAATAGCGTCGCGCGATGATCGGCACGACTGCGGCTATCGTCCCGGGCGCGGAGTTCTGCGATTGGATCGCTGCCGGGATCGGCCCCGGCTGCACCGGACCTCCGGTCGTCGCGGCGGTCGCATCGGCCCGCGAGGAATCCAGGCCGTCACCCATGGTGGCGTAATTGACGGTCGATTGGATTAACTCGATCTGCGCAAATTGGATTTTTGTGAAGGTGACAACGAACTTCCCGGCGTACCGGGTCTCTCTGGTTTCCTCGCAGCGGATATCGCTGATCAGCATGTCGTCGTACTGGTTCATGCGGGTGGCGACCGACAACCGCATCCGCTGCCGCTGGAAGCCGACTAAGGTCAGATAGGCATTGACGCTTTTGGATGGCCCGCCGGACCACTGCCCCACGGTGTACTCCTGCATGGCATCGCTCATCGCGATCTCGACAGTAAGCCGCGGCGGCAGCACGTAGGCATGATCCGCGATGGGAGAACCGTTTTGCACGGGGTTGAGGGTGATGATGGACTGCGTCTCGTGATCGGCGCGGATCACGCTGTCGAACACGTAGGTAGGCGGTTTCAGCCGCGCCTCCTCCCTCGCTGCCGCCGTGGGGTCGAAACTAGGATTGGGTATGAATTGGCCGAATTGGTCGGTAAATCCCTGCTCCGCGGCAGAGTTCTGCGGAGGCCGGAGCGGATGCGGGATCAGGGTCAGCGCCGGCTTCTGTTTGACCCACTGCGGAGGGCGGTAAGGACCGCCACGAGGCGGGACCAAGGCGTTCCTGGTAGCGCCCAGCGCCCAGTAGACCTGCGACAGCGCGGAGGCAATTTTGACTGCGTAAGTTTCGAAGTCGGCCATATTATCCCCAGGCCGGCGCGACCTGCGCCATGTCGAACTGCGCCTGGCCGCGCAGGCCGTCGCGCACGCCGTTGGCTACCGCCGTCTGGATCTCGTGCGGCTCCGCGCCCGGCCGCGTGATGTAGATGCCGCCCAGCGAGATGCTCACGTCCTGCTTCGTCGAACTGGTGGCAGGCCGTCCGACTTCCGTCCCTGACTTCTGCAGCTGACTGAGCGGGACGTCCGGATCGATGTTCAGCCACTTTGCCAAGGTGTTGGCGTAGGCGTCCGGATCGTTCTTGTCGCCTTTTGGGGCCCAGCCGCCATAGACGCCCTTCTTGCCGGACATCATCTCACGCAGCGTCAGGCCTCTGCCGATATTCTTCTCGATCTGGTGGATCATGGCTTGCTCGCCAGCCTCCATCGTCGAGAACTTAGCGAAGCCGCCTTCGCCCATCGGCGTATCCCCCCAACTGCGCAGGTTGCCTGGATTGTTGTTGCGGAAGTTGAGCGCGTTGGGGTTGCCGCCGGACTCGACCTGTGCAATCGCCGCCGCGAGCGCGCCAGGAAGGCCTTCTGCCACGCCTGGGGCTGCGGCTGCGGACGGAGCGCCGTACTTACGCTTGTTGTACTCGCCCACGTTGCCAGGGAACAGCTGATCCAAGGTGTAGTGGGCGATCCAGTCGGCGGAATGCCCCACGTTTGCCGCTACGCCACCCAGGCCTAGCAGAGCACCCAGCGGCCCCAGCATCCCCAGCATACTGCCGCCCTCGGCGCCCTCGGCCACCGTGCCGGCGCCCATCATCCCACGCAGCGCGGCGAGGCCAGTGGTTCCTTTGCTAAACAGACCTTTGCCGAGTCTGAGCCCGCCATATCCAAGCAGCGCGGTGGCTCCCCAGTGGGTAGCGCCTTCCTCCTCCTTCAGGGCGGCGTCCCCCTTAGCCTGCGCCGTGCGCTTTTGCGCGCCTCCAGCGAGCGCCTCGCCGGCCAGGTCCATGTGTTTACTGGCCCCTTCCAGGTCGCCGTGCAGGAACATGGACAGCGCGGCCGCGGTGTGAGCGATCGCGCCCTCGGCATCGATGAAGACATCCTCGACGCGCTTCATGAAATCAGCCACATGCTGCAGCGCCTTCGCGAGCTTGTCGAAATTAAAGGTGGCACCCTGAATGTCGTTGTCGCCCGAGAACAGGCCAACCAGGTTGGTGAAGGCCAGTGCGCCGGTCTTGATCACCTCGCCGAGGTCTTTGAAGATCAGCCAGGTAGTCTTCAGGATCGGCGCGGCGTGCGTGGCCAGCTTGTTGCTCCAGCGCGGGATGCTCGATTCGAACCAGTCGAGCCAGGTCTTGATCCTATCGGTCGCGTCGCCTTTGGGGAACAGCTTATCGAACAGGTTGGACACAAAGCCTATTCCCAGGAGCTTCAGGTCCACACCAATCTGGGCGAACGCGTTGTGGACGCCGCGGATCGCCTTCAGGTTCGCCTCGCCCTTGCCGCCGCTGAACAGGCCTAGCGACTCGGTTACTTTGTCGATCCGCGCCGCCATCTCCAACCAGGATGCGTGGACTTCCGGGTCCCAGGACGCCTCCTCGAGCGTCGTACCCAAGGCCTTGGAGATCATATCCAGCTTGCGGGCCGACTCGGTCGTCATCATCATCCGCTGGCCCATCAGACGGTATTTCTGATCGGTCATGGCGATCTTGTCGGCCATGGCGAGGATCGCGGTCGAGACCGTAGCGAAGGAGGTGACGATCGCCACCTGCGCCTTGAGGATATTCCCCGTCATCCCCCAGGTGTGCCGGTTAACCGTGGCCTCGGCCTGCACCATGACCGAGTCGAGTTGCCGGAAGGCCGTCTGGTCAGGCTCGAAGCCCAACCTTACGAGATACTCTTTGACGTAATTCGGCATCGGCTAGTCTCTTTCCATAGCAGCGTTCGCGCGCCGCTGGTTCTCGTCGCGGCAGTCGAGCGCCCGGTTCACCCGCACCAAGTCATGGATGTCGTAAGTGCCGTCGAACATTTCGTGATGCCTCCACAGTCCCGCCAGGACCGGTCTCCACAGGTAAGGGGGGATATCGTCAGGATAGACTACAGGTTGGTAGTTTAGGTCTGGACCTTGGAAGCCTCGCTCATCGTCTTCTGCAATCGCTGAAAAAAAGGGTCGAAGTTGAACTCCATGGCGGCTTCAAAAAGCGAGCTGACGGCGTCGGTATCGAATTCGAGATCCAGGTCCGGCACCAGCCAACGGCCGCCATCGAATATTTTGAGAGGAAGGTGGGTATCCCCCTCGCCTTTGTAGACGGAGATCCGCTCAAACAGGAAGGCTTGGATCTTTTGGAATGTTTCGAAGTCGGCGGATTTGCCTGTAGTGATCTGGGTAATCACCCAGTTGCCGATGTCGGCAGGAACCAGGCCGAGGCGGTAGGTTTGGTCTTTGAGGGTGAAGTCTTTGAAGCGGTCTTTGGGCACGGCAAGTCTCCAGTTTCTCCAGAGAGTGAATCCAGGCAAGCAAAAACGCGCTGGAGTACCGCGTTACGGGTGTACCGCCCGGCTTGCCTGGAGCTTAGCACCTTATTCCGTGGTGATGTTACACGCTTTTAGAACCCAGGTGACAGTTTGCGCCTGTTCAGAGTACGGCTTGTCTGGCACCTTGGAAGGCCCGACTCCGGAACAAGTATGAATGGTTCCGTCAATGCTGTGGGCGATCAACATCGTGGCGCTGAACCACTGCGTTACGTCACCGGCATCGCGCGCGGACTTCAACGAGTTATACCAGGCCAGGAACTCGTGATGCAGTGTGCTGGTCTGCCAGACGGCAAGCTCGATCTCGCCCTGGTCGCCGGGCAGGACGCTGGGCACAACGGCTCCGTCCATACCCACCTGGATGTTTGCTTGGTCGACCGCCATCCTGATCGACACCGTTTTGATGCCCTTTTGTGCGACGCCCGAGGCCTGAATCACGCCGATGAAGGGATGGGCCATCGAAAAGTTAACCGCGAGGCCGGAGTAGGTGGACAATTGTTTCGACATTATTTATCCTCTCTTAGCTACCTGTACGTTACTGCTGCACCAACACGGTCACGCTCAAGGAATGGCCGGACTCGGACTCGATGAGAGCCACGGTGATCGACGGCAGGATGCGCTTGGCGCGCTGGTCCGGCGTCAGAGTGGACACGGGCTGCGACCACAGGTAGTAGCCCTTCGGCAACGCGCTGCCATCCTTGATCGCGGGGACGCCGTAGGTGGGCACCGCAGGCCCGTGCCAAGTCCCCGACGGCGCGATGAAGCCGATGTCCTGGGAGGTCTGGCAGGCAGCGGCGATCGCGTTCTGCATTGCCAGCGATCCGCCATCGGTGATCGGCACGGAAGGCGTGGTCGTCAGCAGGTGCACGCCGTCGACCTGGATCTGGTTGACGAGCATGTCGAGGAACAGAATCTGGTCGAACCAGTTTCCGGAAGCCATGATGCCCATCTGCGTCCAGATATCGCCGTTCTGGTACTGCACGATGACGTTGGCGTTCACGCCGGGGTTGGTGCGGTCCACTGTGCCGCAGATCGCCGCGGCCGCCTGGATCGTCAGCGGTTCCGGTCCGACTCCGGTGATCGGCTTGAACATGATGTCGAAGTAGGACCCGGGCAGGCCGTTGTTGCGGCCCATCGCCACACCCAGCACCGCCGCCGACGCGTAGATATTGTCGGGCCAGGCGTTGGTTTGCGTGGTCGAGTAGACCGAGAAGGTCCGCTTGTACTTGGCGGCCATCAATGCTTCGAACAGCGGCGCGGGCGGTGAGCCTCCTGCGGTGACCAGGTCGCCCCAGGTCAGGAAGTACATCGAGGGCGGCGTAACGTGCTCGACGTAATCGGCGATTGCGAGGTGGTCGTTGACCGTGGCTGTGCCTACGAACATGCCAGCGTACCAAGTCAGATCGGCCTCGCGGCAGGCGGTAAAGGCTTCCAGCGGCGTCTCGCCGGCTACCAGGTCCTGGCGCCCGATCCACACGTACGCCGGGGTCGGAAACTGCTGGAAGTAGAGCGCGGCGGCTTTATACTCCGGCATGCTGGCATTGAAGTTGTCCGCCAGCATATCGTCCAGTGTCCCGTACTGGCGCAGCCGCGCCCGGGTCCCGGTCGACGGAATGACCGCGCTAGGCCCGACAATCAAGGCCTGGTTGTAAGTTAGCCCCGGCACGCCAGTTGGCGTAACGATGACCGTGACGTTCAGGATTTGCGAAAGAGGAAGCGCAGTTGCGTTCATAGTATGGTCCTTTTTGAAACCAGAGATTTACTGACAGTCACTTTACGGCTCCCTCGACCGCGAGCCCGGCCGCGCCGTTTTGAACGAATGCGCCGCCAGCGCCGTAGAATTTCACTTGATAATAGGCGATGTGTCCCGGCAGCACTGGAAGGGTGATGGTACAGCTGGCGGCGCAGGCGGCTCGGGTGTATGTGTCGGTGGTTTGGAAGTGGAACGGGTCGGAGTCGGTAACCGTGCTGGAAGTGGCCACGCAGGCTTCCGCCCTGCTGGTGCAATAGTGCTGAGCGACAGCGCCGAACTCCAGATAACCAAATTCGATTGCGGCGGTCTGAATGCCGAGACCGGCTGGGGCCGTGACCAAGACCGGAGCGCGCGCGAAGGTGGTCCGGTCCACCGCATCATCCACCGTAAACCGCGGGAGTTTGGCCATCAGGATCTGGGAAGGCGGGTAGCGCTGGATGTCCCCGTAGGCGAACAGGAGATAGGACCCATCGGCCAGAGTCTTCGCGGTCGGGTAGTCATTCGTTTTTCGGAGCCCTGTCAGGCCGCCGGTGATCACGCGGCGCTTCGTCCCGTCGACCGATAACTGGACTGCTCCGTTCGCGAGAGAGCTGAAGTTGGCCACGCAGACCTGAGTCCCTCCATCGCAGGTGAGGCCCGGGCTGCCCGGCACATTCAGGTAGACCTCGCCTTTGACGGAACCGGCGCGGCACTCGTTGGCCGCGTTGACGATGCCGACCTTGTAGTTATCCGCGGATGTTGTCCCGATTGAGCAGCTCGGTCCGCTAACGTCGAGAAGTGCGTGGGGGTTTCCGCTCCCCTGGTAGTTGGCTCCGACCGCAGCGGCGATGGCAAGCTGCTTTGGGTTTAACCCGCTGCCGACCGTGTCGATGAGCCGGTAGAGTTGCCCGGAGATATTGGTCATCGTTGGCAACCCATTTTTTGTCCCGGCGAAATCCCACAGCTGGAAATCGCTCATCCAGCCAGAACTCGGCGGCCCCACGGAAGGATGCTTCCGACAGGCATTGCCATAGCAATTAGCCGCCGCTCCAGCAAATCCAGCCGCCGAGGTGATCAATGCCGTAGGCGGTTGTCCAACCTGCGTCAGGAGATCTCCGGCCCGGGTGACCCAGCCGTCGCCAGCCTCGCTGGCCATCTGGCCAAGGGTGGCATCGTTATGCCCGGCTACTGCGTTCCACTCAAAATCCTGAACCCATGACGTGTTGGTCGCGTCCGTGCCGTGCGGATCATCCAGGAATTTCCAAAAGATCAACGTCCCATCGCAGTATATGGTCGGTGTCGCTCCTGAAGTGTGAGAGGCGGCTATTGAGCCTTTTTGGGCGCGCGTAATGGTCCATTGAGTGGGGCTGACTTTGACCGTGATTTGGACGACCTCACTGCCGATCTGGAACCAATCTCCTACACGCGCCGGCGGCACGGAGGTATCAGGTCCACAGGAAACGCAAGCTGGTTCGCCTGACACGTGCACCGTAGTATCGGTTGGGCTGATCGTCGCCGTGAGGCTGGTGACGTATGGACCCTGGCCGACTCCCGTGCCCGTGTAGCCGTGGGGGATCATTTGCATCATGGGCTCGGTGAAGCCCATGGGCACGATCTGGTGGACCGCACACCCTCTGGTTCTAGCGTTGGAATCAACCCGCGTCAGGGCAACCACTGATGCCGTGGAGATCCGCAGGGATCCGATGTAAGCGTTACTGTCTTGCGCTCCGCGAGGGCAGAGCAGATGGATAAAATCTCCGACCGCGGTCTGCAGGAAGCACGGAAACTGGGTGTCGTAGGTTGGGTCGAACGCCGATATCGCGGCCGTAAGGCCGGTGAGCAACGTGCTCGACGCCGTGTCGCCGTTGAATGAATATTCCGGCGTTTTGTTGGCGTAATTGCCAGTGTAGGTCACGACGGAAAGGTTGTCGCCGGACTGGGAATAGAACTTGCTGTCGCCGGCGTTCATTGGCCCCACCCCGCCCCATCCCAGGAAGCGGCTCTCTCCGGTCGAGGGGATGATGTAGTAGAAGACGTCAGGACCACCGTCGCCCTGCGGGAAGGAGCACAGGTATCCGTTAGCTGGACCGACCGGATTGGTGCCGCAAACCCTTGGCGCTCCGGAGAAGTTCAAGAATGATCCGGACCGCTGCGCGTTCCCTCCGGACTCGTAGTAGTTCGTGTCGCTCGGCAAGGTGACACGCTTCAGCAGTGCCCCGGTGTGCGGATCGATTATCGTTTGCGTGCGGTCGGTGGCTGAGATCGTCGGGGTAACGGTCGATCCAGGGGTTGACGGATCCAGTTGCGGGATGTCCTGATAGGTCGCATTGACCGGGATGTTTTTCGTAACGGCCGATCCGCTGGTGACCTGGGCGCCGCAGGTTCTCTGATAATAGTGCGTGGTGTCTGCCTGGAGAGCTCGCGAGTAGATCTTACCGTCCAGGGCCGTTCCATAGAGTCGCTTCCCGATCACAAAGTTCCTGGACACCGCGCCTCCGCCATCGCTGTTGGCCCCCGCAAATAGCGAGGAGTCCACATCGTGAACAAGAGGCGAGTAAGACGGGGACTCGCTCACTACCCAGGTACAGGCGCCGGCATCGGGCGCCGTATAGCTCACGACGGCCTGCGTGTTGGTGGTGGTGGCCGGCAGATCCGCTCTTGCCGATAGAGTCACCCCTCGGGAAATCATCTTCGCGTTCATGCTGCGGTACACCAACTGGATCTCGCTATAGTTCAGTGCCCGGCTATAGATCATCAATGGCCCGTAGGTCATCGAAGACTGCCACCCGTTGGTGAAGTTCTGATTGATGCCGATTAAGAACGGACCCGCGCTGACTGCTGGGGTTTTGGTGGCCGCGTTGTGGGAGGGAGTGTTCGTGTAAGTTACTCCCGCCAGGGCATCCACCAGGAGCCCTCCCGTGCTCACTCCTCCGACCCAGAGATGCGCCGTCGGAGTGCAGTTTGACCCACAGCCTGTCTGCGCTGTGATTGTCAGAGCCATGAAATACCACTGGCCGGGGGTGAAGGTGAAGTTGCTGATGAACTGGTAGTGCGGGTTTCCTAGGCCATTCCAGTTCACTAGCACGTGGCCGTTAACTTGGTCCAAGCCAATGCTGGTATTGTCGGACCCGCTGACGGTTCCGTACATCCAAATCCCTCCGGGGCGGTCGAAGGCCGTGAAACCGTCCAGCCTGAAGACGCCAACCACGGAGTAGGAGGAATTCCCCTCCAGGCCCGGCAGAGAGACGTTCTGCCCGAGCTTGGTATCTGCTGGCGATATCTTAAAGTGCCCGCTGTAGTTCTCGTTGGTATCGGCCACCTTAATTCCAGCGGGGAGATCGAAGGACGTCCCGTGCGCGTTATTGACCCCGCCGCAGGGCACTCCTACTGAGGCCAGCCCATCGCAAGGAGTCAGCACCGCAGCGTGGTTCGAAACGTCCCGAAACGACGGCCAATCTCCAAATACCGTTGCGCCCAGCTCAGAGAGATCGAACGTGTGGACCAGGCCGCGCCGCGGGAAGCTTCCCGGCATGTGGCCGTCGCTGAACTGCCACCCGTGTCCGCTGATGAACTGCCATCCTCGGTTCTGTTGGATGGCTTCTCCGTTGAATTGCCGACCTACCACAAGATCCCAAAGACCGAACGTGGGAGAGCCCTCGCCGCCAGCGTAAGTATTGGCGACTGCACCGATCTGCACATGAGGTGGATTCGTGCTGATCACGGTGTATCCAAGCGCAGGAGCCAGCATGTTCGCGCCGAAAGTTGAGTCCATCGACAGGTACATCTGAGTCCACGGCCCAATAGGAGTTGGCGCCCAGGCTGCGCTGTTGTTGACGCCGACCATGAAGTAGGAATTGAACTCCTTAACAAACATGAGCGTGTAAGGGTTCATGACCCACCCGCCGATGGAGATTCCTGTGTAGCTCAGAAACAACGCAGGAGTGCGGTTTGCAAACGTGGACGACCAATTAGCTGAATCCGCCGGATCGCAACGAGTGGACTGCGTGTAGGTTGGGCAACTGTAGTATTTCCACGTCGAGATGTCCAGCACGCTGGCATTTGGCGCGCAACCGACGGCGCCGTCTCCCGGCATCAGCATAAAACAGGTGTTGGTGGCAGGGTCAAACATCCCTGTCATTCCAGCAGGGTAAGCCGTCCCATCCTGGTTGCCCGGATTGATAAAGGCCCAATTCTCGCCACCGACTCCAGCGGCAAATTGTTGCCACATCATGGCGGAGTGCGTGCTGTCGGTGTACTGAACGCTCGTGCAAGCCCCTGAGGGAGCCGCTGCTCCGCAAATCGGAGCGTCTCCATTAGCTTGCCACTTACTGGAATTGCAAGTTCCAGGGCTGGTTCCGACGCGGTACAGAGTATAGGGATTGCACCAGTGCGCCCCTGAGTCCGGAGAGACGATGATCGTGGCATCGTGGATCGACGGGCCACCGGCGTGAATTTGCCGCTCCACAGGTAAGTAGAGCAGCCCACCTTTGGAGAATGGTGCTCGGCTTTTCCAGCTATTATTGCCTACCGACGCATTTGGATCGCTGGAGTAATTATTCCACTGCCAGAGACGCGTGGCTGAGTTCTCGGCCTCGCTATACGACGCCATGCAATTGACTACGCTGATGTGAGAGGCGTTGGGGGCGTCGAAACTCCAGGCGTCAAGCTGAAGCACGCCGATATTTCCCGCGCACGACCCCGCATGGCCATCATTAAACGTCCCAACGATGGGAAGACCCGTAGTCACAGGTAAGCCAGAGGCGTTCGGCAGCCAGGCCGACCAGTAGTAGAAATCGCCCTGCGGTGTGTGGCCAACGCAGAATCCGCTTCCGGCTACGCAGCCTTGTGGGGTCCCATCGTACCAGTGAAACATCTTAATGATGCCGTCGTTGGGAGTGGTGCTGTCATGCGCCGGGCCGATCGAGATAGGAACTTGGCCCCAGGCGGCCGCACCCAGCAGCGCGAGACTAACGAGCCGCATATCCACAGGCCTCCCAAGTGAGTGAGCCCGCCGAGGCGGCATTGACGTTGCCCGAGGTGACCGTGAAGTTGAGAACGACCGTGTAGGTGGATGTCAACTGAGGCGGGCTTGGGTGAGCACTCCAGAAGTTCGTGTCTCCGCTCGATACCATCAGCGCCACCGGGGCGCCGGTCATCTCTGAGTTGTTCACTCCAGGCCTTCCCATCGACACGCCCAGGCCAGTCGTGCCGGCGAACTGAACGGTCTCGGATACCACGACCTGGTCCCACCGAACATTCCCAGGAACGCCTGTCAGCACCGTAATCTCCTGGTTAGAAGATGCAGCGCTTAAGGCCGTGTAGCTGACCGTCCCAGAGGCGCAGGTTGGAGTGTTGAAGACTTGGCTTCCGCCGGTGCCGATATTGGAAGCAGACCCACCTCCGCCGCCGCCGCCACCAACGGCCTGTTGCACCAGTGCGAATCTGGTCCCGTACTGACCGTTGCGGAGTGTGTTGTTGGTGCCGATTGTCAACGGGTAACACTCCAGGTAGTCACCCGCAGCCATCCTTCCCACCCACGATAATTCGTATTCTGTGTTGCTGCTGATGTTGATAGCGAAATCATTAATGAGGGTGCTGACTCCAAGAGTTCCGTTCATTACCATCACCCCGCCCCATAGGCTGGTCCCGCCGCCAGCTGAGAAGGCCAACTGACATCTGGCGTGGTACAGAGCGGTTACGGGGGCAAAGTATTTAGACGTGTTCGAGGTCGTTGAGTGGATCGAAGTCGAACTCCCTGTCTCATTGGAGTCGAAGTTAATAATCGCGTTTGTCGGTGAGCTGGAGAAGGATGCAGTGCTGTAGCCGACAGCCCAAGGAAGTGCACCGGCAGCCCCACAGGTCGTACTCGTTCCGTCTACCCGGACGCAGTCCGTGCCTGTGCCGGTTACCGGAACGGCTCCGCCTGAACCATTGCCTCTCAGGGTCGATGTGGTGCTCGCTATCGTTCCAGGCGTCGGATTCGTCGCTTCCCATACCGATCCGTTCCATCGGCAGGTAACATGGGAGGACCCGCCTCCTGTGCATGTGCCAGCCGCAGACGCGTCAATAAAGATGAATACCGCGCCCGTCACGGTCGTCGGCGGTGAAGCAAAGGTGGCGGTAGGCGGAACCCAGGTCGCGCTGTGGGCATCAACCGTACCTGTAAAGTTCGGACTTGCGGTCGGCGCTTTGCCTGCGTTCAACCATGCAAGCCAGTCATTCACCGCCACCTGATAATTCGGACCGGATAGCCCGGTCGGAATCGGCGCCGGCGGCTGCGCATAGGCGAGCCCACACAGAAGAAACAATGCTATTAGTCGCAAACTAAACCTCCTCAAGCGTGTCCATGTCGGTCACGTCATCCATGTTTATGACATCGTCCATCGTCTTATCGCCCGGGATGGGGACGGGGCCGGCCTCCGCCACTCGTCGTAACTCGGCGAGCGCAGTCGGGCCTCGGCCTAATAGCCCGTCTTCCTTGATTACGGTAACGTCTACTCCCTCCGCTATCGGGATCACGAGGGATTCTTCCGCCAACTCGTTGAATCTGATCTCCAGGTCGGTACGCTGCCACCATTGGCCCTGGAACAGTTCCGGCGCGTGCGATGGCGGCTCCCAGTCAGGCACGACGTAAATGTGCCGGGCGCCAAACAGTTCACGCACCCAGTCGAGCACCATGGACGACAGAACTAACCGCCCGTTGGCGTCACTGTTAGGCCCATAAAAGACCAGGTACAGGCGCCAGACCTGCGTGTATCCCATGTGGCGACCGAACGTCGTCGGCGCGCCCATGTCTTCGTAGAGTTCGTCGCGCGTCTTGGCGAACGGCTCGTTTTCGAGCGTCGCGCGTAAGATGCAGACATCCTGACAGATCTTCCAGGCAGGCTGCCCTTCCGGTTGCCAGCCTACCCTGACCTTGCAGAAAGCCTTGTCGGCCTCATCGGTATCCGGCTGCGTCGGGTCGTAGCCCAGGACCTGCGCCACGATGCTCTGCACCAGCACATGGAACTCGTCAGGCGTGAACGCAGACGAAACGAGTTGTTGGCCATTAGCGAAGGTAAATGTCCGCATGTTGGTTCTTAGAAGTGGTGAGAATGTCTACGAAGATGCCCGTGTTTGTGGCGCCTCATCGGTACCCACGAGCATCGGCCAATTACTTGGCCATCGGGTGATGTACGAACGTCGCTTCCACTCCAACTTCGCGGAAGCACCGACCGTAGTTGTTCGACTCCGAGTACCGCGCGACCGAGGTACTGCGCTCGATCTGACGGCCATAGGAATCGGTCTTGGACTCATCCGGGGACGCGAACACCACGTTGATGCAGTCGGGACCCCATACTGCGGTCACGAGCGCCTGATGGTCGTTCCGGATCTCATCCGTGTAAATCACCGTATCGCCTGGCTTCACTCTCTACCACCTCCTTTGCACGAACTTGTTAGCCGCCGGTCATCCTGGCGGCGATCACGCTCCAAAACCCGAAATCCCCCCAGGGCTGACAGCTGATCACGCGGTACATATTACCGTGCCAGAACACCTTGTCGCTAATTCCGGAGTTCTGTATGAGGGTTTCGTAGATCGGCTGGTCAGTCAGGATCTGCAGGGAGCCCGTCACCCGGTCGCCTTCAGGCACTTGCGACAGCGCCTCATCGTCGGCGATAGCGACCACGCCGAAGGCGTTGATCTCTGTCTCGGCGCGCTTCTCCCATCCCCCGGCAGCGAAGATGCCGGTGGTGCGCTTGATCGTGAAGCACCTGGCCATCTCCGGGTCCTGCGTGACGTCGCCTAGATTGAACGGCATGTTAGCGGACCTTCTTGCGCTTCGGCGCCTTCACTTTTTCCTTTGGCGTTGGCCTCGCGCATCTGGCGCAGGCGCTCCGACATCGATATTGCTGGTTTCATTGTCAGTCTCCAACCCGGACGACATGGGTGATCGCTGAGACCATTGATCCGGTTTCGATCAACGGTGTGTTGCTGTGCTTCCGCTCGATGACGGAGGGCGCGTTCGGCGCTAAGTTCGTGCCCTCCATGACGTACTCCCTGGCGGCGCTGGCAGCAATGTCGCCGATGCGATGCAGCTCCCGTTCCGCTGCGATAGGCTCGTTGCTCAACAGATGTCCCATCGCAACATCCAGATGGGTCGTGATCTGCTCCAGATTGCGCTCGATGGATGGCCCCAGCACAGGCCGCGGCGGTAATCCGCGCAGCGGACTTCCCGTTGCGTGCATCCGCAGCAAGCTCGCGTTGTTCATCTCCGACCCTGAATTGCGCAACCGCAAATCTTTTTTGATCTGCGCCGGGGTGATGCCTTTCTGACGCCCGCCGGGCTTGCGGGCGGCCAAGGCGACCAAACGCTTGATGGCTTCGGCCTTGCTCACGCGGACGTTTCCGGATTCAGGGATGCCTATTAACACCTCGCTCTTGCGGATCCGCTCAATATCCCTGGCGAGGTCTTTTAACCCTGGGCCTTTGGCGACGACGATTGCGGGAGGTGCGGGCATAATCCGCTACCAAATCAACAGCGGTCCGGCGCCGACAACCTTGGCCATCGTGACAAACTGCTGACCATAAGTCGTCTCGTTCCACGAAGCCCAGGCTTCCAGCCCAGGGGTCGGTTGCGAGCCCTTGGTGACCGGTCCTGCGGTCCGGGAGACGGTAATCCCTTGCGCCAGGCCGGAGGCCGCCGCAGAGCCGGCCTGACACGCTTGCTGGCCATCGGAGCGCAGCCAGAGCGTGCAGAAGTGGGCCACATAAAGGCTCATAGCCACGGGCCAGGCTTCCTGCCAGCGGGTATAGACGAGCGAGGCCGAGGCTAGCGCGATGTAGACCATGATCACGCCCAGCGGCAGGAGAGCGTTGGCGTAGAAGTAGAGCTGCACGTCGCCGTCGTAGACGGCATTCTCGGAGATCGTGAACTGGAGCGGCGCGTCGAGAGATACGACCACGCTTCGAAAGGGGATACCGTGCCCAAGGATCAGTTGCCCCACGGTCAATGGCGGATCGTACTCATTGATCGGAGGCGAGCCGTCGGGTAGGTTTATGATTGGCGATCCGTCCACAAGAGTGGCCGGGACCGTGACTGGCGGACCTCCAAACTTCGGATAGAAGCTGAGGAAGTCCGCCAGCGAATACGGCGGGTTGGTCCCAAGTACAATTCCAGACGCGCCCATGATGGATGGACCGATCATGTCGGGCCACCCTCCCCAGGCATTAGCGAGCAGCAAGTTGTAGTTGGGAATCATAGGTTTGTTATGCGATTTTGCGACGCTTACGCATGGCCGACGGTGCGGCCGGGATCGGGGCGTCGGCGGATTCGGCCGCAGGCGGTTGGATCTGGACTTCCACGCAGCTTCCGTCCTGTGCCCCGAGTTTGAATGTCGCGGTGTCGCGCACCCAATCGGGGACAGTTACCGGCGTAGCGCTGGGTGCAACGGTCTTCACCTCACCACTGACGCCGGACTGCGAGAACGCCTTTGCTTTTGTTACGATGATCACCATTTGTTTGAACGACCTCGTTACTGAGACTAACGTAACGTTGCGTCGTTTTGCAATGCGAGGGCTAAATGCCGTCGCCGTAGCACATCGTGGTGGTGCGTTTGAAGATAACCTGGCTGAAGCATCCGACGAAGGCTGTCTCGTAGGCGCCGCCGCGCTGCATGGTGGGCACGATCATGCCCTTGGTCATGGGTTGCGGGACCTTCAGGTACAGGTTCTTCTTGCTGTTCTTGTACGCCACGCAGCGGTCGGTGGCGGGCGACCCGGATCCCTTGCTGGAGATCCAGTCGTTGGGCAGGAAGTTGATCTTGAAGGGCACGCCGTGGTGGGCCGCGACGCACTGCTTCTCGATGTACTCGAGAGTGGAAGTGAGGCCGCTGCCGATTCCGGGCCCGGCGCCCAGCGTCATCGGCTGGGTGAGCAGAGCGTACTGCGTATACGGCACGAGCAGGCGGTCGGGCATGCCCTCGCTGGCGTCGTATCCGCTGTTCGCCATGCAGGTGTTCAGCAGATAGTTCACGTCGTTGAGGATGTCGACCGGGGTTTTGTCGGCCCAGCGGACCTTGCCCGTCGGGCTGGTCAGCACCGCGGTCTCGGGAACGGCCGGGTTGTTGATCAAGCCAGGCATGCCGAAGACGCCGTTGTAGACGATCAGGTCGAGCGCCTTGTTCCAGACGGTCTCGCAGGAGTCCTCATAGAGCTCCTGGAGGCTGAATGGCGGGGCGATGCCGGTGCGCTGGGCGGTCTCCAAGCGCTTGAGATCGAAGTACGTGATCGTCATGGCAGCGGCCCAGTCCAGCACTTTCCAGAGGCCCTTCTGGATGTCGGCCTGCAGTTCGGGAATCTCGGTGTTGTTGGTACCTTGAATCCCGAAATACTTGGTGCCGGTGCTGGCGTAGTTGCTGGCGAAGGCCGAGATGAACTCGGGGAATCCACCGCCGACTTCCACGGTGATGTCGCGCGGGTGGGTTACGGCCTGGAGCGGACGCACCAGGTCAGTGTCAACCAGTTCCAATTGGGACTGGAGGAAAGCAAGGCCGGACGCGCCTGCGGCATCGAAGCCACGACCGGTCTGTTGGTCGGTGGCTCGTGCGTTGCCATAGCGGCTCGTTTCAGCACTGTTGGCCTTGCGGACGAGAGTGGGGTTGCGAAACATTGTTGTAGTTTTCTCCTTTCCTTTCAAGGCCGTTAGGCCGCGTTCCTGGCCAGCAGCGTGATTTCCGCCACGCTGTTTGCGTCGAGGTAGCCCGTGCGGAACCTCGCGTTCGGCATGAGCACGGTGTTACCACCGTCCGCAGCCGCTTCGATACCGCCCACCGGGGCATTCGGGATGGCCGGGTTGACCGTGAGCCGAATGTAGACCGGCGCGTCGGCCACCGGGGTGCCGTGGGCGATGTGAACGGTGATGCTGCCGAGTTCGAGTACCTCGGCAATTTCTCCGGGCGCATAGTAGCCGATGTTCTGACTCGCCCCAGGTACGCCGATGGGGTAAGTCAGGTTGGTCTTGACCTCGCGGACAGCGATGCCCGCGAATTTGGAGGTGATGTCCGCCGCGACGCCACCGTCAGCGACGTATTCAGCCACCGATTTCCACATGCCACCCGCCGAGTCCCCGATCAGAACCGCGGGTTCGCCGAAGCTCAGATTGGTTAGATTGGTGGGATCGCTCTGACGCGCCACGATGATCGGCGAACCGACCCGCGACACGGCTCCCGGAAAACCGACGTTCGGGCCGGTGACCGGAATAACTTGTCCAAAACTCGTAAAGCCGCCCATGTTACTTCACCTCCTGAAGGGGTTTTCCGCTCCGCTGTGCATCGTAGGCTGCCTGGAGCTTGCGATCTCTGTCGCTAGCACCATTGCCGGGTTCGGCGACATCCGCCGCTCGCGTGCGCGAGGCTGTGACGAATCCGGCGTAGCTGCCGTTGGACGCGCCCGCGGAACGGGTACGTCGCGCCAAACGGCTGTTAAACGCACGCTTGAGCGCGGCGTCGTTAGACCGTGCAACGAAAGGTCGCAGGGCCATCAGGTCGTCATCGTTGTTGCCGGCGGCGCTGGCGTTGATCGGCACCGGTTCGATGAACCCGTCGCGAGCACGGGACTTTCCGTCGGCGGCCCGGGCAGGAGCAGGCTCTTCTTCGGGCAAGGGTTCACCTTCGCCCTCGGGCAGGGGCTCGCCGCCACCTTCATGTTCCGGCTCGGCCGCTTCTTCCTCGAAGTATTCCTGGAGTAAGCTGGCCAGCTCTTCCAGGTCCACATCCTCGGCAGGCAGCGGCGTCTCAGGCGCGCCTCCCGCAACAGGAGCCGGTGCGCCGCCGCCTCCCACAGGTGCCGGCTCTTCTTCGCCGCCTCCGCCCCGGGCTGCAGCGCGTTCGATCATCTCGTCCAGGGCAGCGTGCATCCTGGCGCGATAATCATCGGCCTGCGCGTCAGCGCTATCGTCGGCGCTGTCGTTGGCGTCGGCGGCGGCGTCTTTCCCGGTGGGATTCTTCCCGGCATACCGGTTAGACACCTTGTCGGTCGCGCTGTCCTTGCCGGTGGGGTTCTTCCCGGCATACCGGTTCGTGACCTTATCGTTCGCCCGGTCATCGGCCCGGTCATCCGCCTTGCGATCATCGGAACGGCGATCATCTGCCCTCCGGTCATCGCTACGGCTGTCATCCGCGCGACGATCATCGGAACGACGGTCGTCAGTTCGACGGTCGTCAGCCCTCCGGTCATCGGCGAGTTTGTCTTCGGCGGGTTTCTTGTCGGTTACCGCCTCGACTGCGTCAGCCACACTCTCGGGATCAGCATCAGCCGCAAAGGCTTTCAGGCCGAGCCCAAGTATGTGCTTCAACATGCTCACTGGTTTAGGCACAACTAGTTTCTCCTTTCTGATTGCCGGTGGAGTCGCCTCCGGCGTGCTTCTCTGGATCGGTTCCGGCAACACAGGTTCCGGTGCAGAATCGTTTATCCGGGCCTCGGCTCCTGCTCGGCCCTTCGGTACAACTGCAACATGATTGCCGCGAATGGCGGTCTGTAAGAACCGGTCGCCATCGCGGGCGAGAGTGTAATCGTAGCCGCAAGAAAGCTCGCGTAGCTTCTCGTCTTCGACTTTCTGGATGAGCGGCTGCCGCTTGATCACAATGTCGGCCATCAGCGGCCACTCACCGTTATCCAGAGGTTCGGCGCCCTTACGGACGTTCTGGAGGTGTCCCATTTCATATTCATTTACATTGCTGGGGTCGACA